AGGAAATATAACTTCAGGAAACTTTAAACTATATGGAATTAAATGAAAAAGATTATTAACAATATTGAATATGATTTAACTGCTGAAGATATAGCACAAAGAGAACAAGATGCTATTCAAGCTGAAGCAGATAAAGTTATTAGAGAAGAAAAGATTACACAAGAAAAAGCTAGAAAAGAATCAGCTATTGCTAAGTTAAAAGCACTTGGTTTAACTGAAGAAGAAGTTAAGTCTATTCTTTAGGATATTTGGTTTTAATATTAGCTAATCTTGCTTTCCACGAATCTAAACCACTATGATAAATCTCATCTAATTGAGATACAATAGTTCCATATTCTTTACGTCTATTTTCATAAACATCTTCTAATGCTTGTAATTCAGATTGCTTATCTAGTATTTGTTGATTAGTAATATTAGTTGGATTGTTGTCATGCCATTCTAAAGTATTAATATCATCTCCTGATACTGAAACTTGTGCATTAGATTTAATTGCTAGTATTGCTTCACATATTCTTATTTTCATAATTATCCTTTAATTTCTAATGCTGTTATAAAACCTTTTGTTGCAACACCTTGTCCATAATTTAAACGAACTGTTAAAGCATCGCTTCTCATATAAACTTGATAAGTTGTAGCAGAAGTAGTTGAAGGTGAATCAAAAACCATCAAACCTATATTTCCATAACCTGCTGTTGTTTTTAACATTGTAATTCCATCACCAGTTCCTAAATTTGTAGCACCTCTATATAGTGTGTAATAAGCAGTATTATCGCCACCAGTATAGCCATTTGAACTTACTAAAATTAAAATTTTATTTGAAGCAGAAGATGGAGTAATTGAAACTGACAATGTATTTGCACCAGTAACAAAAGATGTAGAAGATGTTGCTCTTTCAGTTGAATCTGTGGCACTTACTACTTGAATAACTTGCCCAGCACTCGCCGAAACACCTGCAAAACTTAAAACCCCACTTCCATTTGTTTGAAGGAAAAACACATCTTGCAGATTTTGCAAATCTAAAATATAAGAATTACATGATATATTTAATAATTGGAATTATTATAGGGGTTTACTTAGGTTGGAAGTATGAACTTGCAATTAACGACTTCATAGAGTCAATTAAAATACATTTAAACATCAAATAGTCTTGAACTTCCTATGTTGCAACATTATATGTTGGCAATAACAAACGGAGATAACAATGCTAAACTATTCAGACTTTAAGAACTACTTTACTAAGTTCTACGCAGATGCTTTTGAAGATGCTAAAAGCTTTTGGAAGAACTACGCAGATTCAGTAGAAAAATTCTATAAAAAATAACTTTATCTTTAGATAGGTATTTGATAAACAACTTATAGTTGGAAGGCATAAATATTATGCCAAAACATATCATATACCTATTTATAGGATTCATTCTAACTCTTAGCTTCTCAGCTAGTTCACAGACTACACAAAACAATACTTCAGGTTCTAATACTTCAATCGCTGGTGGTTATACTTCTTCATCTAGTTCAACTTATGAATCTGGTTCTTCTGTAAACACCACAACTAATTCTACTAACAACGCATACTCAGGAGATACAAGAGTTGCTTCTATGGCTACTGCACCTTCTATGTCTGCTTATTCTCAAGACTTATGTGTAGTTGGTTATTCAGGTGGAGTATCTACATTTGGAGTTGGTATATCTGGTGGCAGTTATACTAAAGATGAAAATTGCGAAAGAATTAAATTATCTAAAGTATTAAATGATCTAGGAATGAAAGTAGCTTCTGTTTCTATTTTATGCCAAGATCCAAGAGTATTTCATGCTATGGAGAACTCAGGAACACCATGTCCATTTGAAGGTAAGATTGGTGCTGACGCAACTGCACAATGGTTAAAATACGATAAACTTAGACCAGATTATAATTTATATGTTGAAAAATTAAGAATCATAGAAGATAAGAAAAAAGAAGATGAAGCTAAAGCTAATACTAAGTAGCTTATTATTCTTTAGTACAGCATACTCTCAAACTACAACAACTACAAACTTAACACCAAAAGTATTTACAACTATTAATGGTTGGAGTGGAACTAACTTATATTCAACTCATGGAAACGAAACTATTGCTGGAGTAAGTGGCAAGTCTATCCAAAATACAATCTCATTAACTAATTTAGGTTTATCTAAAGCACAAATTAATGAAGGGTTTACTTCTACACAAGGAGTAGATGTTTGGTTTTGGTCTGGCAATCCAAATCAAAATGTTACTATGACACAAATATTAACTGATGCTAATGGTGGAGTAACAACACAAAATAGAATTATATCTTACAACACAGATTACTTTAATACTTATACTAACATAGCAATCGTAGATAAAAATACACAAGATAACTTTAATATAACAAGTAAGTTTTCTTTTTATGAATCTACAAATTCTCCATATCATTATTCTGCCGATTTAAAAAATCCTACACTAAGTATTACTTATGTAACAAATCCAACTCCACCTGTTGTTATTGCACCAATCATAACACCAGTAGTTCAAGAGATTAAATTTATAGAACCAGTACAGATTGCAACTCCAGTAATAACTCCAGTAGTTGAGATAATTGAAAGTCCAGTAGTCATTCAACAAGCAGTAGAAGAAAAGAAAATAATAGAACAGCAAATTGAACCACCAAAAGAAATAATAAAAGAATCTCCAAAAGAAACAGTTAAAGAAGAAACAAAAGAAGCTGTTAAAGAAACACCTAAAGAAGTTGCTAAGGAAGAAACTAAAGAAACTTCTAAGGAAACTAAGACTTCAGTAACCGAAGAAAAGCAAACTGTAACAAGTACACAACAGGAAGTAAAAACAAAACTAACAGACAATAAAATAGGAACGGAAGTAAAAGTAGGAGAAATAAAAGTAAAATCAGTACAAGAGATAAAAATTGACGCATTAAAAATAAATCAACCAAGTTTAAGTGTATATGAATCTAAACCATTTTATCAGCAAAGACAAATGGTGGGAGTTCCTAATCCTGATTTCTTTATGCAATATACTTTGGCACAAGAACCTGTTTACCAAAATATTAATCTAAACACTTACATATCCAAAGACCCTCTGGTAGCTAGACAAAAAATATTAAATGATATACAAGAAGAACAAAACGAGATCATTATACAACTAGAATTGTTAAAAGGTAAACGAGGTTAAATGCTTACAAAGATTAGAGATAACTTAAAAGAAATTATAGCAACAGTAACTATCATAGGTGTTATTGGTGGTGGCTTTATTAAGTACGGAGAAATTATGTCAAAGATTGATTCTATTGACCCTTCTAAAGCTGGACAGATTAAACAAGACTTAGCTATTGCACAAAAAGAAATTGAATTATTAAAAGTTCAAATAAAAGAACTTAGAGCATCTAGTTCAAATCCTTTAGCACGTTGAGATGTATATATAAACTTTGGATTGGTATTTGCTGTTTATTAAAAGATTGCAAATGCAGAATTAAGAAGCCAAAAAAATAACATTATTTAAGTATATATGACAAGAACTACAAACGAAGAACTAATAAGTTTAAAGGGGCATATTACAGGCATTAAAAATTCAATCAAAGTATTGTCTTGTTCAGTATATAAACTGGAGAGACGTTTAGAAAAGCTATTCTGGTCAATCTTTATTGCACTAGGTACTTTAAGCATGGCACTATTAACTTTATTTCTTGCTAAGTAATACAAATACAACTAACAGGAAAGGTATATGAAAAATAAGCGAATATTAGTCATATCGGATTTACACTTTCCATTTGCTCATAAAGACTGGCATGGATTTCTTACAAAACTTAAAGCTAAATATAAACCAGATACAGTAGTTAATATTGGTGATGAAATGGATTTTCATTCTATAAATGTTTCACACACTATTGACCCTGATCTTCCATCTCCTAAAGATGAATTAGAACTTGGTAAAAAAGAAATACATAGACTTCATAAACTATTCCCACAAATGACTTTGCTAGAATCAAATCATGGTTCTATGGTTTTAAGACGTGCTATGGCAAAAGGAATGACTAAGTCTTTTATTAAGTCTTATAATCAAATCTTAGAAGTTGGTAATGGTTGGAACTGGAAAGAAAAACATTTTATAGATACAGGCAAAGGAAGAATATTATTTGGACACCAATTCTCTCCTGATGTTTCTAAAGCAGTTGCTCAATATGCTTTGTCAGTTGTTCAGGGTCATTATCATACCATCAGCGAAGTAAGATTTCATGGAAACGATTTTCATTTAAACTTTGGAATGACTGTTGGTTGCTTAATAAACAAAGATGCACTTGCTATGAATTATATGAGACTTAATTTAAAGAAACCAATTTTATCTTGTGGACTAATTACAAATGGTATGCCTTCTTTAACACCAATGTATTTGAAACGTAACGGAGATTGGGATAACAATATATATATATGAGAGAAGTAAGTTTGAAGGAACTGCTTTTTAGTGAGACTGCAACAAGACTTGGAATAGATAATACTCCAACAGACCAAATCCTAATTAATCTACAAACATTAATCTACGAAGTTATAACTCCAATTATAAATCAATTTGGCGACATCAAAATAACATCTGGTTATCGTTCTCCTGAATTATGCAAAGCCATAGGTTCTTCTACTACATCACAACACGCATTTGGTATGGCAGTTGATTGCGAAGTTTTAGGAGTTCCTAATAAACAACTTGCTGACTGGGTTGTTAATCATTTAGAATTTGACCAAGTAATTTTAGAATTTTGGAAACCAGAAGAAGCTAACTCAGGTTGGGTTCACATCTCATACAATAAAAGTAACAATCGTAAAATGTATTTAAGAGCATACAAAGCAAATAATAGAACAGTCTATGAAGTCTTATAAAAAACAAGTTGGTGGAAGCCACTACAAAAAATACAAGATTCAACCAGTTGAGTTTATCATCAAAAATAATATTGGATTTGTAGAAGGAAATATCATAAAGTATATTTTAAGATTTAAAGAGAAGGGTGGTGTTCAAGACTTAGAAAAGGCAAAACACTACATAGAACTGCTAATAGATTCAACTAAAAGTAGATAATATCATTTAAAACGATTTATAGCTTGTTTTAAGGCATTGTGGCTTTCAAACGAGCATTATCTTAAAAGCTTCTATAATATTAAAATTTAGGGGTATTTTAAGGGTTTAAACAATATAAAAAGGAACATTTAAGGAACATTATGCAAACATACCCAATAACAACAATAGACCCAGATAATTCAGCTTATGTAGCTAGTATTACAACTTCTAGCCAAGCTAGTTCAGCAATAGTTACTGGTTCAGGAATTATAAGAATATCAACACAAGGAAACCACGTTCACTTAGCTTTTGGTTCAGCACCAACCGCTTCTGTAACTACAAGTTTTTTTATGCCAACAAATTCTGTAGAATTTTTTGCTTTTAAATCTGGTGATAAGGTAGCTTTCATTGGCAGTTCTGCGGCAGGTAGTA